GGTTCGGGAGCGGGGAAAGCCACTTCGACTTCCTCCGTCTCCACATCGCTTGGGATTTCGGCCATCACGGCCTTGCCGGCGGTCACGAGGGCCACGGCAACATTTGGCAGCCAGCCGGCAATCTCGCCCGCCTTGTACGGCAGCGCAGTCACCAGCATCTTCACCGGCACGAGGCCGGTTGACTTCACGACTTTCATGTGAGTTTCCTTGTATGGCATGAGGCGGCGAGGCATTCACCCCGCCGCCTTTTCACCAGTTATGCGCTTACGCGCCCCACTTCACAGCGGTCAGGACGCCAACGGCCTCCTGGTAGCGAATGTCGAAGTCGTGTTCCATTTCCGCCTTCACCGCCGTCATGCCCTGCTGCCAGAGGTAGAGGGTTTCCGAACCGTTCTTGACGGTGGCCTGATCGGAGATCGAGAACTGCATCGCCATGGTCTCGCCAAACAGGACGTGGCCAAACGCGATGAGGTAGATTGCCGACTCGTTGGTGCCGCCACCGAGATTGGTCGGTATCTGCGATGTGATCAGCACCCGGCGGCGGCGGAAGCGCGGGGTCTCGCCGGACATTTCCGGGTAGATCTTGTTGCCATTGCCGTCGCGCAGGTTCTCAATGTACTTGGCGACACGGGGCGCCATGACCCATGCCACATTGACCATCGGGAGATTGACATTCTCCATGACGAGTTCCAGCTTCGCGGCATCGCTGTCGATGTTGGTATAGGTCGGCGTGGTCGAGTTGGTGGCCCCCGTCGAGTAGACGCCGGGAATGTTGGTGATGCCAAGCGGGGTATCCGCCGTGCCGTCGCCGCGATAGGCCGCCGAGTCCATCTTGACGCCAAGAGCCATGCTGAGATCGTTGTTCACGAACTGCTGCACGGACGGAAGCGACCAGCGGATCAACTGGTTGGTGACGGGGACGATGCCCGCGAGCATCTTGGCCGACATGCTGATTTCGCGCATTGTCGGCTGCGAGACGCCAGCCAGACCGCCCTCGCCCTTGTAGGAGGCGGTTGCTCCGGACGCGCCGGCGGGCGACTTGTAGTTGCCGGCCGGCATCGGAATGCGAACCGGGCCACCTTGCAGGAACGTGGTTGCCGGGTACAGCAGATCGATGATTTCGGATGACATGGATTCCGGCACCAGAACGCCGCCAGCCGAGGCCGAAGTCGAACTCATGGCCTTCTTGCGCATGGCATCGAACTCGCGGGCAAACACCGGATAACCCATGTCGCTCATCGCCTTGAGCATGGCGCGTTCACCGCGGGCATTGTCTTCGACATGAGCCCTGACCATGGCGGCGACGACAAGGCCGACCTTGGCACCCTTGTCCAGCTTTTCCTCGGACGTGATGCGCGGCGTGTCGGACGGTTCAGCCGATGCCGGTTTCGCCGTCGCGGCCTGAGACTTGATCAGGGCTTCGGTGTCCGCAATCTGCTTTTCGATCTTGTCGCGGGCGGTGGCAAAGGTGGAGAGTTTCTCCTGTTCGCCTTCCGTCAGATCACGGTACTTGCCGTCCGCGTCCTTCAGCGTCGCGTCAAAAGCATCGATTGCCCCATCGAGTTCATTCAGCTTGGAGCGAAGCTGTTCAAGAAGTTTGTGCATGATGCACTCCTGTTTTGGTGGTGATAGGGCTTTCGCGGCCCCGCTCCGCCCGCATGGGGCGCATCCTCTTGCGAGGATTTCGTCAGGCAGCCTGGCGCTTGGCGCGGGCGGCCTTGATTGTGTTCATTGTCTGGGCTGCGATGGCGGCGGAACCGGCAACCGGCTCCTGCTTCGCTGCTTCTTCAGCCTGCTTCTCGGTTTCGGCCAGAGTTTCCGTTTCCTGACGGGCAAAGAACTTCTTGATCCGGTCGAAGATCGAAGCATTTTCCTCCTTCACCGCGGCCATAATTTCGGCGCCTGCCTTGCGGACGATCTCGTTGGCCTCATTGGCGTCAACCTTCACCGTGATTGTGGTGCGCTCGCCGTCAACCTCCTTGTGGGCATCCTCAAGCGCCTGGCGGGGGACAACCAGACCAGCAGGGGACTTTTCCCAATTGTCGAGAATTTCAGCGATGAAGTCGCGGCACAGGGCCATGTCGCCCGAAGCCAATGCCCCCTTCGCCATGGCGCCGGGGTTCGCCGGAACAGGGACAATCGAGCATTCATAGAGTGTCGTCTTGTTGAACTTGATGCCCCCGGTCCAGCCGTCATCATCGTCCGTGATCGGTTCCACGCTGTCCCAATCAACGCCAAAGCCGATGGAGCACGTCCTGATGACGCCGAGTGCTACAAGCCGTGCGGCGCGATCCGCTTCCTCGGTCGTGCCCTCGGGGACAAACACGGCGTCTCCGACTGTCCGTTTCGGGCGTCCGCTCAGCATCTTCTGGACGTTCGACCATTGACCGGCCGGCCATCCACGCGAGTTGTGGAACAGCAGCATTGTCGGGTTCTGAAGAAACTCGTCAATGTCCATGCCTTCCTGCACAACGATGTCGCCGTAGCGGTCAACCTGTTCGGTGGACATGACGAAGGTTGCCGAGCGGGCATCCTCATTCCAGGACGGCGGGCCGCGAAACGCCTTCTGAAGGCTTGTGCCGCGCATCGCATCCTGGCGCTTCGCCATCATTTCATCGACGGAAACTCGCTTGGTCATTGCACACGTCCTTTGATCGGGATCACATTCTTTGTTTCAGGACTTGATGGCGGCTGCGCCCCGGTCCCGCTGGCATCACCCGCCGCCTGCTGCGAGGACAGCATCGTGACGGTTCCGTCCTTGTCGATGAGGGCCATGTTGCTCGGCACCAGCCGCGTCTTGCCGTGTCCGCCCGGCAGCGGGTTCATGTTGTGGCGGGCACGGCCCATGTCGATGTCGGCAAGGCCGTAGTGCATCAGCACCTTCGTTTCTTCGAGATATGCCTTGGTGTCGCGCATTTCGAGGCTGTCGCGGTCAACCCACAGGAAGTAGCGAAGCCGCTCCTTCCTGGTGAGAAGGCATTGCGCGAACTTGTCTTCGATGACCTGGCAGACCGGCCAGAGCGTATCCCTGACGTACTGCTTTTCCATTGCCTCAAGATTTTCATACTTCACCGCGTTGGTGTGCATGATCTTGTGCGGTGGAATACGGAACATGCGGGCCGCGTCGAGCACACCCGACTCCCGCGACTTCGACACTTCGGCCTGATCGGCGTTCATTGTCACGGACTGGTACTTCATGCCGTTTTCCAGAAGAATAGGGTCCGCGTTCTGCCGGAATTTCCGCATCCTCTCCGTCAACTGCTCCTTCAGACGGCGGAATGCCTCATCGCCACCCTTGCCGTTGAATGCCGAGTCGGTCGTAAACACGCCTCGGGTCTGGCCAAAGTTCGAGTACAGACTCTTCTGGTAATCGGCGATTGTCTTGCTCAAGGCCATTGTTTCCGAGCCAAGACTGATCGTGGAAAGCCCGTAGAGGCCATCCCAAAGCCGCGTCCGGAGATGAATGACCTGATCCTCGCTCAATGTGGCCGCAAGTTCGCCAAGCTGTGCCCGCTGGAAGTTCGTGCCGGCCGTGATGCGATAGAAAAGATCACCGGACTTGTCGTCCACAAGGATTTGCGTGTAGCCCGGCGCAATGGGGATCAGGCTTGTAACCCGGCCATTGCGGGACATTTCCTTGGCGATGAAGGCGTTTTGCAGCAGCGCCATGTGCGAAACGATCATCTGCGTAAATTCCGGCCAGGTATGATACCTGTTCGGCTCAAGTGCCAGCAGTTCCGCCAGCCAGTGCTCTTCCGGATTGACAATGCGTTCGCCGCCATCCGGCAGGCGCTCCCGCAACTGCATTTCGGCCTTGGAAACGTCCTGGGCCAGAACATCCACACAGGCCATGATCTCGTTATGCCGAAGCGCCTCCGACACGGACATGGTTGATGATGACGTGAAGCCGAGCAGTTGTTCGAGATAAGTCCAGCCGCGGTCATCATCGCCCGCACGGACAACGAGATCGTCTCCGAACAGATCGGTCTGAACTTCCATCAGGTCAGTGCTCACTTCCGTCCTCTTCAAATTCGCCGCCGAGCAGGCCGCGCTTCATGTATGGGTTAGACTTGATCCGGGTTTCCTCGGGCGGCGCGATCCTGATCGCGTTTGCCGTGATAGCCGCGTCAATTGCATCGATCTTCATGTGCGGCTGGGTCACATCCTTCTTCGGAAGAACCTGTCCATGAACGTCCCACCGCCCGATGACATTGCCAGCGCACCATGCCGCGACGGGGTTCCCATCATGGATTAGCCGCCCTGATGTCACGCGGGCCAGAAACTCATCGGTTGGTTCCGTGTAGGTCTTGGCATTCTTGCGGAACACCATGACCGGGTAGCCATTGGAAACCAGGTCGGTTGCGAACTGGTTGGCTTGGTAGTCGTCAACACCGATGCCTTCCGGGTCGTATTCATCTGCAAATGCCTCGATGTCGCGGCGGATGGCGCCAAAATCGATCATTCCGCCCGGCTGGACGATCATGTGGCCGCTTCCGGCCCATTCGTGGTACAATTTGGAAACCCTCTCGTCGGAGAAGGCGGGCGCTTCTTCGCAGATGTAGCACCACCAGAAAAAGGCGGCGTCGGCGCCAGACTCGAAGCAGATGGAAACAACAGCGAGGTCGTTTCGTGACGCCAGGTCGCAGCCAACCCAGCAGCGTTCCCCCCTGAAGTCCTCCATCTTCAACCCGTCCCGCTTGCATGACGCCCACTGGACCGGATCAATCAGGTTGCCCGCCTGCTTCACCCAGACATTGAGGCGGGTTCGGAAAAATTCGAGTTTCTTCGAGTAGTTCTGCTTCGCTTCTTCGGCAAATTCTTTGACAACACCGGCATCGACCGAGATACCGTAGTTCGGGTTACATGCCTGAATGACGCGCTCCGTCATCAGGGCCTTCTCGTTCAGTTGTCCGTTGTCCGTGTAGAGGTCTTCGGCATCCGGAGCGAAGATAAGCCCGAATGTGGAGTTCATTTCCGTTTGTCCGGTCAACAGCCGCTCGACCATCTGCCATGTTTCGTAACCAAGGCCGGATGCCTGCCGTCCAGCGGTGGAGATGCTGAGCAGCATCGGATTCTTTCTGGCACCGAACGAAGACCGCATCACCTCGTAGAGCGACCGCTCCTGTGCGTGCAGCTCTTCCGCGACGAACAGATGCGGGTTGTGACCGTCATTGTGCTCGCCAATCTTGGTGAGCTTCATCAGCATGCCGTTGTTGACCGCGTAGGTGATCTTGTCGGCGGTCGTCCTGACCTTGAATGCCCCCATGAAGGCATCGCTGGCTTCGGCCATCTTGCGGGCGGGCTCGAACACCTTGTTCGCCTGGTCCTTGGTTGCGGCGCCGATGTAGCCGAGCGGGCCAACCTCACCCTCGCAGGTCATCACGTAATGTGAAATGGCCGCGGCGAGGGTGGACTTGCCCGCTTTGCGCGGGATGAAGATGTAGACATATCGGGTAAGCCTTGCCCCTGTACCCCAGCGCCGGAACCCGAACACCGCCGACACAATGAACATCTGCCACGGCTGCAATTCGATGGTCCCGTCATAGCCTTCGACATGCGGGATTTTCTCGATGAAGTCGCAGGTATCGAAGACATGATCCGGCGACCAGTAGTAGTCAGCCTTCCCGCTGCAAGCGGCCTCGTACATCCTGAGGAACCGCTTTGCGGCAAGCCGCACCCAGTTGCAGACATTGATCTTCCCTCGTGCCGCCTGTTCGGCGTACCAGAGCGCCATTCCCGGATAATCCGGGAACTCACGGCCTTCAATCTGGACGGGTGCGAGGTGTATGTCTCGCCGCAAAGCCGTTTGCGGCGAATGGATTTTCTTGCGCGCCAGAGCCACGGGCATCAACCGCAACGCGGTTGCTCTCATTCACTCCAAGGTTTTCATACAGGCTGCGAAACTGATTGATGGCCGCAGCCCGCACGGGCTTGCCCTCTCCCATCGCCTGGTGCATCGACTGCCACAACGCCGCCGCCGCCTCGGCAACATCGCGGGTCAGGGACACCAGACGGCCCGCTTCCTTCAGTATCTTGCAAATCTCGAAATACTTTTGCCGCCCTATGTCATTCAGCGGGAATGCAGGCTGTGGAATGTCGAGCAGAACCGGGAACGGCAGTATCTTCCTGTCGAGATATGCCTGGAAGGTCTTTGCCTCATTGTTGCCGGCGCGAAGGGTGCCACGGCGGGCGCGTTCCTCATCGCTGACATAAGCACTCTTGCCCATCGGACTTACTTCAACCCGGCAGCCGTCAGCGTCAGTGCCGTAACACCAGAGTAGCTGAGCGCCACCCTGCCGTTGGCATTGAGGTAAGGGCTGATATTCTTGATGTGGCAGAACGCCTCGCCACCGTTTTCAGTAACGGACAGAGACAGGTTTCCCTTTGTGCCGGCACCATAGCCGGGAATGTTGAAACTCGTCGTCTGGGCCACAATCGTCACGGTCTGGGCGGCGGTATGCCCATTGCGGAACGCCAGAAAAAGCTGTGTGGCGCCGTTCGGATCAATTTCATCGCCACCACCAGCGGCAGCCGACACGGTGAGCGCGCCAAGCGCCTCGCCAATCCGGTTCGCAGTGATCGTCGCCATTTCGTGTGTATCCTCTCAGGTTATGACAGGCCGATAGGCCGAACGGTAACGCCGGTTGCCGCAGAGTAGGTCAGGGCAATACGGCCATTCGCGTTAAGGTACGGCCCGAGATTTTCAAGGTGAATGGCACCTTCCTCGTTGACGGCCAGCGACCGCGACGGATTGGGCTTGGTGATGACGCCCAACCCCGTCTCCCGGATGCTTGCGGTCTGGACCGTGACCGTCACCGTGCGCGCCGATGCATTTGTGTTGCGGAACATGAGCAGAAGAGAATTGGCGCCGTTCGGTGCTATCTCATCACCGCCGCCAGCCGTCGAACTTGGGACAACAAGGCTCAAAGCCTCGCCAATTGCCGCCGCGTTGATGGTCGCCATGACTATTAGTCCTCAAGAGCACTTGTTATGAAATTCCCATAGGACGCACCGTAAGAGCCGACGACGCGTTATAGTTCAACTGCACGCGGCCATTCGCATTCAGATAGGGGCCGAGGTTTTCAAGATGAATGCTGGCCTCCTGGTTCTGCGTGATCGTGATTTCCCGGTTGGGCTTCAGCACGACACCAGTGCCAGGTTCGGTTATCGATGCCTGTTGGGATACAACCGTAATGGTCCGCCCGGATGCAGCCGTGTTGCGAAAATGCAGGACAAGGGATGAGGCGCCATTGGGCGCGATCTGATCTCCGCCAGACTGCACACTGATGGGTGTAACCATCGTGACAGATTCATCAACCGCAACCGCGTTGAGTGTGGCCATGCCATCATCCTTTCAGTTCTGGAAGCGCCGGGGCCTCGTTTCAGGGCGCTTGCACCAGTCCAGAAGCAGCGGCACCTTGCCAACGCTCCGGGCAAAACTTTCAATCTGCCGCTTCCATCCCTTGTGACACTTCCAGCACAGGCTTTGCAGGTTCTCAGGATCAAGGCGGGCACCCCCGTCAACCAACGGGATTATGTGGTCAACCTCATCCATCAATCCGACATAGCCACGCCGGGCACATTCTTCGCAGAAGGGATGTTCCCGCCGGTATCTCGCGGCAAGACGGTCCCATGCCGTATCATAACCGCGCGCCCTGGCTGATTTCCTGTCCGCATGGTCCTTCTTCGCCATACGGGGTATTCGAGGGGCCGACGCCCTGCGGTAAACAGGTATTCCCAAACCAAAGCCCCTGCTGAATTACATCAATACCGGCTGGCTGGATTGAGTGATTCGCATCATTTCAAGCGAAAAATCACTCATGGACATGGAATACGCA